AACTAATGCATCTGGTTTTAATAATGTACCTTCTTTTGATGGGGTTACTGATATTAGTAATGTAAATGGTTTTACAGTTACGGTTGGTAAAATAAATTCTAGTGGTATAGTATCAGATACTACAAATTATTACTACTTCCAAAGTAGTGATACAGCAACAAGTGGTAATATAAATGGAGGAGGAAACGGTTGTACAGCAGGACCTGTTAACCTACAAGGATAATGACATACGCAGAATTAGTACAACAGATTAGAGATTATACAGAAGTAGATTCAAATGTTTTAACATCTACTATTGTTGATGGTATTATTAGTAATGCTGAATTTAGAATATTTAGAGATGTAGATTCTGATAATAATAGAAGATATTCAACAGCTAATTTAATTACTTCAGATAGATTTATTGATAGACCAGCAGGTTTATTAATTATTAGATCAGCTCAAATTGTTGATTCCGATGGAAGTTCACAACCTGACAATAGAGAATTTTTACAATATAGAGATACAAGTTTTATGTCCGAATATAACCCTACTGGGGCTACAGGAGTTCCTAGATATTACAGTTTATGGGACCAAGATAAAATTGTAGTAGCACCTACTCCTGATGCTACTTATGAAATTCAGTTAAACTATATCTTGAAAGACCCTGGTTTATCTGCTACAAATACAAATACATATATAAGTACAAATTTTCCCAATGGACTTTTATATGCTTGCTTAATTGAAGCATTTTCTTTTTTAAAAGGGCCTAATGATCTCTTGCAATTATACGAAGGAAAGTATAAACAGGTGGTTGAAGGCTTCTCAGTAGAACAAATGGGAAGAAGAAGACGAGATGAATATCAATCAGGTGTTCCTCGAGTCGGTGAAAAATAATAAATAGGAGATAAACTATGGCTATAACACAAGCGATTGCAAATGCATTCAAAAAACAATTACTAGAAGGTGATCAAAATTTTAAATCTTCTGGTGGTGATAAGTTTAAGCTAGCTCTTTATACTTCTTCAGCAACTCTAAACTCAGCAACAACTGCGTACGCTTCAACTAATGAAGTAGCTAATACAGGTACTTACGCAGCAGGTGGTGATCCATTAGCAGGTCAAAATACTTCAATTGCATCAGGTGTTGCAATTGTTGACTTTGCAGATTTATCATTTACTGGTGTAACGTTGACAGCTAGAGGTGCATTAATTTATAACACATCTTCTGCAGTTACAAATGCAGCAGTTGCGGTTTTAGATTTTGGAGCAGATAAAACAGCTACGTCGGGAACTTTCACAGTACAGTTTCCAGCATTTACTACAGCAGCAGCTATATTAAGAATATCTGGTTAAGGAGAAATAAATGGCATTAGTCGTAAATGATAGAGTTAAAGAAACCTCTACCACTACTGGTACAGGTACACTTACTCTTGCAGGAGCAGTAACAGGATTTGAAACTTTTTCATCAGCTATTGGAAATGCAAATACAACTTATTATGCAATTGTAAACACTACTAACGGTGAATTTGAAGTTGGATTAGGAACAGTAGCAGCTGGCACTTTAGCTAGAACTACTGTTATTTCATCATCAAATTCTGATAGTGCAGTAAACTTTGCAGCAGGAACAAAAAATGTATTTGTAACTTTACCTGCATCCAAATCTGTTATTCTAGATTCAAGCGGAAACATTGTTGCAAACAATGGAAGTAACTTAACAGCTTTAAACGCAACACAATTAACTTCTGGAACTATTCCAGACGCAAGATTTCCAGCAACTTTACCAGCAGCTAACGGTTCTGCTTTAACAGCTTTAAACGCAACACAATTAACTTCAGGAACAATACCTGACGCAAGATTTCCAGCAACTCTTCCAGCAGCTAACGGTTCTGCTTTAACAAATTTAAACGCAACTAATTTAGCAAGTGGATCAGTGGCTTCCGCAAGATTAGCCGATGATTCTGTGACACTAGCTAAGATGGCCCCAGGAACGGATGGAAATATAATTTCATACGATACTTCTGGTAATCCAGTTGCAGTAGCAACAGGAACTTCTGGACAAGTTTTAACTTCAGCGGGAGCAGGCGCAGTACCAACTTTCCAAACACCTACAGTTGGAGACATTACAGCCGTAACAGCGGGCACAAATTTAACAGGTGGTGGTTCTTCTGGAGATGTTACACTTAATTTAGCTGATGCTTCTACATCTGCTAAAGGAGCTGCATCATTTAGTTCAGATAACTTTGCTGCTAGTTCTGGTGCAATAACAATAAAAAATTTAGGGGTAGCTACAGCAGAAATTCAAGATGACGCAATCACATTAGGAAAAATGGCTCCAGGTACAGATGGTAATATTATTTCATACGACACTTCAGGAAATCCTATAGCAGTTGCTACAGGTAGTGCCGGACAAGTTTTAACTTCAGCAGGTACTGGAGCAGTTCCTTCTTTCCAAACTCCAACCGTTGGTGATATAACTGCAGTTACTGCAGGAACAGGTTTAACAGGTGGAGGAACAACAGGTGATGTAACTTTAAATGTTATTGGTGGTACTGGTATTACAGCAAATGCAAATGATATACAAATTGATAGTACTGTTGCTACGTTAACAGGAAGTCAAACTTTAACAAATAAATCTATTGTAGCAACTCAGCTTACAGGAACGATTGCAGATGCAAGATTTCCAGCAACTTTACCCGCACTTAACGGAAGTGCTTTAACAGCTTTAAACGCAACCAACCTTGGAAGTGGTACTGTACCAACTGCAAGACTAGGAACGGGAACAGCTTCATCAACAACTTTTTTAGCAGGGGATCAAACTTATAAAACAATCACAGCAGACATCACAGCAGTTACTGCAGGTAGTGGTTTAACAGGTGGTGGATCTTCTGGAGATGTAACATTAAACATAGGTGCAGGAACTGGTATTGATGTTTCAGCAGATGCAATTGCTGTAGATGTTTCTGACTTTATGGCTAATGGTGCAAATAACAGAATTGTTACTGCAACTGGTACAGACGCACAAAATGCAGAAGCTAATTTAACTTTTGATGGTTCTACTTTAACGGTAACTGGTGCCGCTGCTGTTGCAGGACACATTACACCAGGAACAACTGATACTTATGATTTAGGTTCAACAGGAGCGGTTTGGAGAAATATATACACTGGTGACTTACATCTATCTAACGAAGCAAAAAATGAAGGTAATGCTGTTGATGGTACAAAAGGTAACTGGACTATTCAAGAGGGTGAAGAGCACTTATATATTTTAAATAATAAAAACGGTAAAAAATATAAATTCAAATTAGAAGAGATGTAATGATATTTTTACTTAATAAAGAAATATTCGAAGAAAATAAAATAGGAGCCTAACTCATGGCCCTTGGAGTCACTGCATATTCAGAAGCACCCTTTAGTGCGGAACCATCAAACGTAATAGCTTATGCAACCGGTATTGAGCTAACAGCTCAGGAAAACTCAGGTATTGTTAATATAGATGTAGGTGTATTTGTAACAGGAACACCTTTAGTTTCTGCTATTGGAACAGCAAATGGTTCTTCATTGGTAGTAGTTACTCCAACCAGTCAAGCTTTAACATCTAATTTAGGAAATGTTACAGAAGTACCGGTGGGACAACAAGTTGACGTAACAGGTTTTGATTTAATTGCTAATGGAAGTAATCCTACACATGACACATTAACAGCTTTTGGTGAAGCACCTTTTGCAACATTAAGTTCTGCAACTTTTAATATTCCTGTTGGAGTAGAGGCTACAACAGGTGGTATTGTTGGAACTTTTCCTCTACCTATGTCATTAGGCACGGTTGCAATTACAGCTAATGCTAATCTTTCTTTAACTGGTTTTGACTTAACGATGCAAGAGAATGATGTGTCAATCGAAGCAAATGTTGTTGTTCCTATTACCGGAGAACCTTTAGCAATAACTCAAGGCACAGCTCAAGGGTTTACTGATGTTACAACAGAAGATGTGACAGGAATTGGGTTTAATATAAATCTAGGTAGCGTTATTACTGTGGCTGATGCAAATGCAACCCCATCTGGTTTTTCTTTAACGATGCAAGAAAATGCTCCAACCGTTATTGGAAATGCTAATGTTGCTATAACAGGTCAAGCTATGGCGGCTAATCTTGGAACAGCTGTTTTAGATGCTAATAGCTTAATAGATGTGACTGGTTTTGACCTGACTATGCAAGAAGGAACTGCTACAGCACCGGATTCATTAGCTATATTAACAGGAATTGAAATGACAATGGTACAAGGTAGTATACAAAATATTATATGGAATCCAGTAGATACAGGAAATGCACCAATTGATCCTCCAGGTTGGAAAGAAGTAGCTTGATTTACATGAAAAATATAGATATATATAAAATATTAAGGAATTTATAATATGGCCAATTCAACATCAGCTAATCTAAAATTAACTGTTCAAGCAACTGGAGAAAACTCAGGTACTTGGGGTCAAATTACTAATACCAATTTACTTATTCTTGAACAAGCAATAGGTGGGTATGATGCAGTAGGTGTTTCTTCTTCTCCAACAGCTTTAACTTTTTCAAATGGTGCTTTATCAAATGGTAAAAACCAAGTATTAAAATTAACAGGAACCATATCAGGTAATGTTATTGTAACTATTCCTAATTCAATTGAAAAAACTTATTTAGTTGAAAATGCAACATCTGGAGCACATACTGTAACTTTTAAAACAAGTTCTGGAACCGGTGCTACATGGGCTACGACAGATAAAGGATATAAAATTGTATATTCAGATGGAACTAACGTCGTAGATGTTACTGCAGATTTAGGAAATATAACTGTGGGAACCGTAGCTTCTGGTGAAATTACTTCTTCTGGGCACATATTACCCTCTGCAACTGACACTTATGATCTGGGAAGTGCTGCTGCAGTTTGGAGAGACATATATACAGGGGATTTACATCTTTCTAATGAACAAAAAATTAAGGGAAATAAAATAGATGGAACTAAGGGAAATTGGACTTTACAAGAAGGACAAAATGATATATTTATGATAAACAATATATCTGGTGAAAAATTTAAAATTAAACTAGATAAAATATAGGAGATTTAAATGGCAATTTTTTCAAATGGTTCAGGTACAAATATTGATTTAGAACTTACGCCTAAAGGTACAGGTAGAGTAGAAGCAATTGGACCAACCGCAATTCAAGAAGTTTTTGAAAAAGCAACAATAGCTGCAACTGCAGCTACAGGTACACTAACCTATGATGTAATGACTCAAGCTGTATTATATTATACTACAAATGCCAGTGGAGATTGGACTTTAAATATTAGAGGTGATGCATCAAACAGTTTAAATTCAATTATGAACACTGGAGAATCTTGCACAATTGTACACTTAGTAACTATTGGTACAAGTGAATATAGAAATTCAGCTGTTCAAATTGATGGAGTCGCTAAAACTCCAGAATGGCAGGGTGGTTCAGCACCAGCTGAAGGAAATGCTAGTTCTGTCGATATATATAGTTATACTATTATAAAAACAGCTGATGCAGCATTTACAGTTTTTGCTGCTCAAACACAATTTGCATAGTATGAATGAGTTTATGGGAATATTATTCCAATGTAGACTACAAGGAATTAAGGAGAGATAAAAACAGTATGTTATATTGCGCTGCTAAAATAGATGAAAATAACGTTGTGACAGATACTATTGTTGTTGATGAATCTGACATTTCTGATGAAAACGGTTTAAATGATTCTTTAACAACTACTTTTGCAAATTCAATTAGACAAACTACAGGAACTTGGAAATGGGCAGGAATGTACCAAGAAGATCAAGCGTCTGTAAGACATATAGAGCCCGGTATAGGAGATAATTGGGATCCAAACATTTCTAAATTTTACCAAAAAAAACCACATGCTTCTTGGGTTCTAAACGATAATTTAGATTGGGAACCACCAATGGCTAGACCAAATAATACTACAAAATGGATATGGAATGAAGAACTGCAAACATGGGAATTACCAAATGCA